TTACACCATTTTTATCAATTACCAGACCACAACTTTCTTCTGGTAATGTTTTTTTTGCGTGTAATAAGGCTTGTTCTTCCCAATTGCTCATACAAAAGTACCTACTGAGGGGAAATCTTTTCTAGTAATAATTCTTTTAGGTGCTGATCTATTCTCTAAATCTAGAGCAGAGGCACATTCAAATTCTACAAAATCTTTACTCTCAACAGTTTTTCTATCAATAAAAAATGTTTGATTTTCATAAGTATTGTTAGCTGGAGTACCAAATGGATTTGTCCCTGATTCAAAATTAGCATTATCTAAAAATTTAAGTAATGTAACTTTTCTAATAAATTTAGCACCATTAAGTCCGTTTTTTGGTGTTGTTAAATTTGCACTAGTCATCAACGCTGTTACATTTGAAAATAAATTACTTATTCTTACAGTTGGTCTAGGTCTTGTGGTTCTTGTTTGTGCGTATTCAAAGCCATTGGCTTCAATTGGTATTCTTGTATAACTTGAACCTTGAAAAACAACATTGTAAGTTGTGTTCATATTGATACCATTATGAAACCTTTTTACATCACTACTGCCATGCAATGCAGAAACAAGATGTATTTCAAACAGTTCTATCTTGGCACTTGGATTTGCTTTCTGTAGTTCTTCTGTAGGTATAGCCATTAGGGTTCAAACACCTCCCTAAAAGTACAGTTTAATGTTGCCCTATTTGCATATGGTATTGTTTTTGACCAAGTTTCACATACAAAGTTAGCTGTACCACTTTTTGTAACAGTACAGTCCCCAGAATTTGTTGCACTACTTCCAGCAGTAATTACAAATACATTGGCACTTGTTAATGAGACAACTGAGAATGTTCCATCTGTTGCACTGCCAGAGGTAAAGTCTACAGTTATAGAATCATTTGCAAATAGTTGATGGTCAGTTACAGTTACAGTTATTGTCGTACCACTTTGCGAATAAGTCCCTGTTTTAACAGTAGTTTGGTTAGGTGGTGTGAAAGTAAATGAAGCTTGGTCTAAAGCTCTCTCATTTAAAAAATATTCAATTTCATCACTCTCTGTTTCTGAAATATTATTAAAAACAAGGTTGTAGACTTTTCCATTTTGATGTTCTGCAATACCTATCAGTTGACGTTGTTCAAAGCCGTCCATAAAATTAACTCTTTTTATTTTAGGTTGACTTCTCTTTGAGATTCCGTAAGCTGGTTGTACTGTTGTTGGAAATGATGCCATAGTTAAGCGTTAGATAATAGACCCCCAGCCCGTTTTTGGTTAGCTAGTTCAGTTTGTATTGCGGCTGCTAATACTTTACCAAACTCATTTGCTTGTCCATCATTGCCTTGAACTTCAGTACCAGACGCATCTACATTTATTGTTACTACATTTGTAGTGCCACCGCCACCACCTAATTGACTGTTTGGAATTATATTGCCACCTTTAGAACCCATTTTTAGTAATTCTGGTCCACGTTCACCAACTACATAAGCACCACCAGCAGATACTGGACCACCTCTTTCTTTAAACAATCCACCTAAGAAACCGCCAAAACCTTTACCACCACTTAAAGCATTTCCGATACCACTTAAAGCTTTGTTTAAGGCAAGTTTTATTAGTTGTTGTTGTAAATTACCTAATACATTTCTCATTGCATCACCAAAAGATTTAGCACCAGTAATAGCGTCTGTAAGATTATTCACTAAATCATTTCTAACTGACTCTCCTATTTTTTTATAAGTTTCTTGTAATTTTTCAGCCTCTTCTCTTGCTTGTTTTTCTGCTGGTGTTATTGCGTCAACACTTTTTTTAATGTTTCCATTAGTTGTGACAATATTATTTTTTGCATCAACTTGTTTATCTACCTCATCTGTAATTTCTTTTTCAATACCAGAAAACTCAATTAATCCTTCTTTTAAAAAACCTATATCTTTACCAAGATCCTTAAATGGATTTTTTATATTCTTAAATGGATTTTCTAATTTTCCTAAACCTAAATCAATTTGTGGTATTGCGAAATTAGCAGCCCCACCAAGTAATTTTTTTATAGGCTCTGGTATAGCATCAACAATATTTTGAAATACCTTAACTATAGGTGCTACTAAATCTGCAAATCTTTGTTTTATGCCATTGGTTAAATTTATAAATTGTTCTTTTAAAATATTTAGACCATCATTAAAATTACTTAAAAATTCTCTTACAGAATTAAAAGAAATTTTTAATGATTGACCTATAACTCCACCGATAACCCTACCTACAAAAATTATTTGATCACCAAAATTAGTAACTGCCTCTTTCACATTTATCCAACCTTGTTCCAGAGAAATTAATGTTCCTACAGCATCAATTCCTATGGATTTTGTAAAAACTTTTCCTATTTCTGCAACAACCCCTACAACACCTCTAACAATATCTCCTACAAATTTAAAAGCAACTCCTAATGCTTCTACAGTGACAGCAGCTACTTTTAAAACTTCTCTAATAACTATTCCAAACTCTGAACCATCTGTTGTTAAATTTGTAAATGCACTCCCTATTCTTTTTAACTGTCCCTGTATTGTATTAGCTGCTGTGAAAGCGTCTTTTGCGGCTCTTCCTTGTGCATTTGCTTGGTTTTCTAAAGCTTCATTAAACTTAACTAATTCATCATTTAACAAAGGCTGTATTGCTGTAAGAGCCTCAACACTTCCAAATAATTGAGATAAATTGTCTGCACTTGCTCCACCCTTTGCAACAATTTCTTCTAATACTCCACTTAATCCTTTTGACTTTATTGCAGCAGCACTAAAATCAATGCCAAGTTTTTCTGCAACATCAGAAGCTTGTTTTGTCGGTTTTTGTATCGAAGCGATAACCTGTCGTAATCCAGCAAAGGTTGATTCAACAGGAACACCAGTTGCAGTAACAGCAGAAATCGCAGCATTCAATTCATCTATCCCTACACCAGCACCAGCCGCTATTGGTGCAATACGACCTATTTGCTTTGCGTATTGGTCAACAACAATTTTACCATCAGCTTGAGTCTGTGCAAATCCATCAACTATCTTTCCAGCTTTTGAGGCCTCTAATCCATAAGCATTTAAAACAGATGTAGTTGCATCAGTTACAGTTTGTAAATCAGAAAAACCACCAGTAGCACCTAACTGAGCAGCCTTTAATATCTCTGTAATTTCAGCAGTCTCAGCAAAGCCAGCAGATGCTAAATCATAAGATGATTCTAATAATTCAAGTTGTGAAACCTGACCACTTAGCTCATTAGATAAAGTTGAAAGTTTTGGTTGCAAGGCATCAACATTGACTCCTAAAGTCCTCACTCTTGCAATAGCAAAATCTTGGGCTGCCAGATTTGCAAATGTTTTTCCTAATGCAGCAACTAAAGTTATACCAGCAGTAAGTGGCCCTAAAGCTGTTGCTAACGCAGCCCCAGCACTTCTAAAACCTACAGCCGCCCCTTTTGCACCAGCACCAGCACCAAAAAAACCTTTTCCTATTATTGGTAATGCTCTATTTGCGTCTTTTAATTTACTATTTGTTCCGTTTACAGTTTGATTAAATTTTTGTGCCTGAGTATTAACATTCTTTAACGCTGTTATGGCTTGGGTAGCTCCAACTCTTAGTTCTACATTGGAAACTGCCACGACTAAACAATAACTTATTTAACTATATCTTGATTTGCGTTTGATTGCATCTATCTCTTTTTTTTCTCTTTCTGATTTTAATTCATAATATCCAGCAAAAAATACCAACTCTTCCTCTGTGAGTTGTGTTCTTAATTCACTTACTGTCTTACCTAATTCTGTTGCAAGGAAAAACTCAAAATTTAACCAGTTATCCCCCTTTAGGATTCCTTTACGTTATCAATAGTTGCGTTTTGATTTATACCAAATAAAAATAATTCAATTTCATTTAATACATTTTCTGGTAATTCATTTTGCAAATTAGCAAAATCGGCTGGGTGAAATGCTTTTGTGCCATCTTCATTTTCTGCCAACTGACAAAGCATATGAGTTGAAACAATTAAGGGGTCATCACTACCAGCCCTTTGCGTTGCTCTGGCTCTGTCTGCCCTTGTAATAGCCTTGAAATATAAACTGACTACAGTTTTGCCGTCATCATCTTTAACGTCAAATTTTCGCCTTTTAGAAAGGTCAAATGATTCCTTTAAAAGGTCGAGGGTTTTCTTTTCTGCCATGAATTAAATGCGAAGTATTTTTAATTTACTATATAGCGTTAGTTATTGCACCAGTTGTTATAAATGAAATGTTTATCAACTGTGTCTCTCCAAGTGTGGCAGCGTATTCAGCACTTGTAATAATTCCAGAAAAACTTATTTTCTTTGCTGAAGTTGAAGAGTCAGGGAACAATTCAAACAATGCGTCACCATTGTCACCAGTTGTTAATACATCATCAATAAATGTTGTGTAACCAGCACCAGTTTCATCTGGGTCGTATAAAAGTTCTGCTGAACCTTCGCCAGAAATCAGTCCACCTATAAAAGTTTTTGCTGTGTCACCCTGCTTAGTTGCTTCGAGTGTGTCCTTACTTACAGACAAAGACCATGATCTTGTTTGACCTACGTCAGCTTCTGTTCCACCAGCGTTGTGAAACATAATTTTACCTACATCACCCTTAAGTGCAGTCATGTCAAAAAAAAGAAAGATTTATAAATATATTAACTCTTTTCAGAGTTTTTTACATCTTTTTTAGAGTTTTGTTGACTCTCCATATATCTTTTACACTCGTTATCCCAATAATTTGCCTCTCTTCTACCTTTGACAGCTTCGATAGCGTCTAGCATTTCTTCTGTGATTTCTAGTTTAGGCATGATTAGAGTTCCTCATAAATTGTAAATGTTATTCTGATTTGAGTTTGAAATTTACCTTCTGGACTTGAGGTAAGAATCTCAGGGCCAATAGGTGCATCAAAAATAACACTTGATACTGTAACTCTATTGTATAAGTCTCTAAGTCTTTTGCAAATTGTAAAGTTAGACCCTGCCCCAAGACCCTCTTCAGTAAACACATTTAACAAAACAAGACCATCTATCTGATTGCCAGAATTAGTTGTACCTCCTTGAGTTAAATAGGTGTTGTTACCAAAGCTTGTAATGCACTGTACAAAGGTATCTTCAGCAGTAGAGTCAAACGTCATGTTATTAAAAACAAGAGGTATTGCTGGGCTTGAAGCAAGCTCTGTGGCTAACCTAGCCTCTATTGTTGATCTAACTGTATTTAAATCTGTTGCAGCCACTATAACCTCCGTTTAATTCTCTCATACTCTTCATCTGCCCACTTTTGTAATTCTTTTCCTATAAGTTCTGGAAATCCTTTTGTTGTTTGTTGTCTTGTTCTAAAACTATTTTTCCAAGATGGAGGGAGGTTTTCACCATAACAAACTGGCTCTGCATAGGGTAAGTTGTTTACTATGGTTCCGCTAGTTGGTTTTATGTCAGTCTGCCATGAGTTCCGTAGCCTACCAGTATCAACTGGTGTAGCCTTTTTTACTCTCCTAGTCCACTCCAAAGTTGTAGCTGCAACAAGAAATACAACGGCATCTTCCATAACATCTGGAATCTCAGTTATAGATATTTTCCTTGTCATGTTTACCTCAAGATAAGATCAAAACTTACTGGTGTATTATTTTGTTCATTTATAACAACTTGAATAATTTTAAATTCAACATTACTAATAACTACTCTGTCTTTTGTTGTAGGGACAAAGGTAAGATCACCAGCAGATATAGTAAGCAATTTATCCTGTGACTCAATTAAATCATTAACTTGATTTCTTGAAACACCACTCAATGCACCTTTGATAGTTGTATCAGATGTAGATTCTGAAATAGCTCCAGTGGTGGTATTGTATGCCCCTGCTGTCACTTGTCTAATAGTTACATCACCACCAAGCTTCTTTAATGAAGCACTAGCAGCTTTTTTTAGTGCATTAGCAAGACTCATAAGAAATAAGCTATTACTTGACCACTCGCAAGAGTAATACTTGTAATTACTCCACAAACTTCAGATGATGCCTTCATTGTGATGCCATTAATAGTTGCAGAACCATTTTCTGTAATATTCTCAGCAACAAAAGTTGCTTCTGCATCTGTTAAACAATGCACCTTACCAAATCTGCCTGTATGAGCAGCCGTATTAGTAATAATGATTGCTGCTGGATAGTCGTAGCCATAGCCCATTGTTAAGACCTCTTGATTGATAAGTTTGCTCTTCCACCTATTCTAATACCCATCAAGTAATGATCAACTATTGGCGGAATACGATCAATACCCACAGCCCCAAAGAATCTAGGGGTTACATTTATATTACCAATACTTACAGCAGCAAAGTCTTCTAAGCCACTAAGTTCTAACCCGTTCCTATTGTTGTTTAGATAAACAGCCAAGATAACCTGTGCGTGTTTTACCCTGTCTGGGATTTCAGTATCAGTGTAATAGTCAGCAACTAATCGGTTTGGAAAGCTTAAACCATACAAGTTAGTGTATGTGTCAGGCTTCCTCACTCCTGATCTAGGCCACTCAAGAGCCTGTGTATCAGCTACCCTAGCTCCCAAAAACTTCTCTCTGTCTATTCTTTGGGCTGCTGTAAACAATGCACGATTTTTATTATCGTTGCTTGAGCCGTCCCATGCGGCATTATCATCACTAAGAATTAAACCCTCAATAAATGAGTTTGCATCAGCAAGAGTTATATAAGTGTTTGCGTTAGCACCGCCAACAGTAGCATCAAGAGTTATCGCCATTGAGTTTTACCTTTTTGGGCTTAAATTTTGGTTTAGGCTTTTCAAGAGTTTGAGTGAGTGAAGCTGCCTTTTGAGCAGCCTCATTTCTCTCTCTCATACGCCTAAATGCGTACATAGCCATTAGCTTGATGCACCTTTAAGAGCAACAAAGTTAATAACGATTGCTTCACTTAATGAACCACCAGACACGTTAGAGACTGTAATCTTGAATGAACCAGCAGCAATGCTGTTTGCACTCACAATATAAGCCCCTGCTGTACCAGCAGAACCATGACAAGCAACAACAACATCTGTTGCTGCAACTTTGCTGTTTGTAACTGTGAAAGATACTTCCGCAGCGTCAGCCAGTGCAGCGTTGTTCATGGTTATTTGACCTGACTCTGTATTAGAGATAACAGTAGTCGATTTGTTTGTGGCCTGAGTAACAGTTCCACCTGTTGTTGGGCCTACTAAAGACCCAGCAGTTACTTCAAATAAAGAAGGCATGATAAAAAATCCTAGTTATACAAAGGGTTTTAAGCTAGTCTTGGTTACTTACGTTAGTAGACCTTACTATCCCGATATTCTTTGTCTCGTACACTTTCGACCATGATGCAACTGTTTCCAAAACTGTTCTGTTTGGATTAACTGTTGATACAGCGTATTTAAGACCTACTGGGTGATATATGTAGTGCAGATCAACTGCCATAGCTTCTTCCAAAGCTAAAATATCACGATCTGTTTGTGTTCTTATTGGTGCTTGCTCACCTGTAACAACTGCCCCTTGTGTAAAGAAGAATGTTGAATACTCTGTTGAAGAACCAGAACCTGTTGTTGGAATATCATCTGACACAATGACGTTAAGACCCATAAAAGTGTTAACAGCAGTTGGGCCATCAAATGCTCTTGTTGTGCTACCTGAAGCTGCCGCTGTATCAGGTGCACCTGTATTGTCATAGATACGATCTATGGCATTTCTCTCAACTAAGTCATAGAAAACCTTTGAGTGCATTGCAATAGCTGTTAATTTACCACCCTGATCGCCTAGTAAAGCTTGAGCTTTAGCAACGTGTCTTGGGCTTAAAGTTGTTGGACTATCACCTGACTCTGAATCAATAGTAAGATCAAATAAAGCTGAATTACTATCATTAGAGTTGATAGAACCAAATGCACCAGTCAAACAAGAATACAAATCCTTTTGTTTCTGGTTGTTGACGTATGCCGCCATCTTCTGAGCAATAGCAGCCATTGGATCAACGCCACCACCAACTGCAAGAGCAGCCAAGTCTCTAGAACTG